TAAGGGGCTTTTGGGTTTTTCCATCCTGCTGCCATTTATATCTCCTCTATCGGTGTTAATAAGTCTTTCATAATTACAAATATAGGTGTTCTATCTCCCATCCATGCTCCTTCAGTGTTGTATTCAAAATATTCTACTGCTTCCATATATGCTTCATCCCCTATATCTTGTACAACTTTAAGTTTTTCTTCTGCACCCATTTTTTCAAATTCATATTCTTTCTTTTTTTCTTTATAAAAATCCCTAGCAATTATTTCTATTGCTTTTTCTCTATCGTATATAGCATAGGGTCCGTTAAACTGTTGAAATCCTAATCCTATAAAGGCTTCTTTTAGTCCATCATAGTATATAACTTCATCATCATTTTCTTCACAATGGAATACATCTTTACTAGACATCTTTTTCCCTACTCTTTCTTAGCTTATTAGCTTTTTGTTGTTGCCTTTTCACACTCTTAGGTACAAACTCTTGTTTTTGTCTGTATGTATTTAGAGTATCGTCTTTCTGTAAGTTCTTTTTAAAACGTCTAAGTAGTTTTTCAAAGGTTTCGTTTTTTCTTGCTGTTACTTTCATTAGTCCCAATCTATATGTTCTTCTAAATTAAACTTGTTTATATCATCAAAATCTTTTTTTATTGCCCATGAAGGGTCACATACTTCCATATCCACCTCTAGTGGTATATTAAGAGTGTTCTCTTTCATTAATCTTCTTATTTCAGGAGCTACTTCATCTACTTCGTCTTTATGCACTTCACAGATAATCTCATCGTGTACTTGCAGTAATAGATTACTCTTCTTATCCTTTAGGTATTCTGCCACAGCAACCATACGTTCACTCATTATATCTGCACTAGTTCCTTGAATTAAGTAGTTAACACCTTTATATCCAAATTCACTAGGTACTCTATATACTCTACCATACTTATTCCTAACTTTACCATCTGCTTTTATTTTTTTAATTACTGAATTAAAAAACTTCCTAGATCCTTTCATATTTTCTAAATATGTATTTTTATATTCAGCTGCTAAATCAGGAGTAGTATTTAATTGTAAAGCTAATTTATCTTTACCAATACCATATATAACTCCAAAAGTAATTGACTTAGCTAATTGTCTAAAAAACTTAAATTGAGTATCATCTTCTTTAACATTAAAAGCTATCTTTGCTGCTTCTCCATGAAAGTCTACATTGTCCTGTTTCATCAACTCATTCATTTCTTCATTATTTACATAGCTCATAAACACCCTAACTTCCATTTGTGAGTAATCATAAGCTATCATTTTGTAAGTATCTCTTGGTATAAACAAGTTTCGTATTGCAATTTGTCTAGTATCATTAGTATTAAACTTATCTCCACCTAAAAAACTCCATGTATCTAACACTTCATCAGTTAATTCAGTGCTTGAGTTACCACCTTTACTAGATACTATAGCAGCAACCCTATCTCTCACATCTGCTTTATCAGATTCGGATAGTTTCCTGTCTTCTACGTAAACTGTATCTCTAGGTATATTCTGTAAATTAGGTGAACTAGATGATAGCCTACCTGTTACTGTACCCCAATTGTTAAAACTAGTATGTAACACAGGCAATTCTAAGTAAGGTTCTATATATGTAGATCTTATTTTTTCTAATGCTCTATATTGTCTTACTAATCCTGCTAGTGGTGAGTTTAATCTTACAAGGGCTTCTTCATTCCACGCCTCAGCACCTTTTGCAGTGCGTAACGGAGAGTGTATACCCATAGCATTAAATGTTTCCCCTAGTTGTTTAGTGCTACTAATATTAAACTCATACCCCACTAATTCATATATTCTGTTTTTTAACACATCTATTCGTATTAAAGTTTTATCATATGCTTCTTTGGCATATTTATTATTTATTAATACACCACGTTTTTCCATCATGTATAGTGTTTTAGTTAAGTCATTTTGGAATTTAAATAAATCTAGTTGCTTTGATAATTCTAAATTACGCAACCTATCTTGATAAACTTTTCTTGTCCAATACACATCTTGTACACAATAAGGTCCTAGATAATGTGGGGGTGCTGTAGCAAAGTTTTTACTCCAAGAGTGTTTTCTTAATATTTTTTTAGTTTCGACATCATATAATCCAGCATTTTCTCCATAACTTCTAATGATTGTATCTTTAAGACTAAGCCTGTTCATAGTTGTAGGCTCGGTCATTCGCACCATAACTAAGACATCTACAAGATTCATATTAGCTACATTGATACCCTCATTCTCTAAGAACTTTGCATCAAACTTTACGTTATATCCAATTAAACTTTTGCAATTATCATTAATAAACTCTACTAGTTCATTAAGTTGAGCTTGTGATAAGTTATCATACTCAACTACATCAGTATCTTCTATCCATATTGTAGTCGGTACTTCTTCTTCGTTAATAACTTCCCCATCTTCATTTTTAGTTTTAACTATTTTAGTAGACGGGATTTGTTTGTAAAAAGGTTCGTCATACATAGCTTGATGTCTAAAAGGAAAATAATAAATTTGAGAGTCACTATCAGTCACAGGCACTAATCCTATACCACATAGTTGATTCATGTCATAAGGATTTAATCCGTTAGTTTCTACATCAATAATCCACTCTGATACTTTAGGTAATGAATTTAATGTATCTATAAATGTGTCTGAAGTTACTATCATATCTGAATTAGCAAGACCCTCCGGCAGGACATTAGCCGGAGAGCCTTTAATCATGGAGGTTGTTACCTTAGAATAAAGAGTCGTCATCGTCATCAACGCTCACTGCATCTGATGGCGTATCGTCAGAGGATGCTGTATCAGTAGCACCGTATCTCTGATCTAGATACTCTTTAATAGGTGTTAGATTTTGTACTTCTGCTTGTTTATTATCAGGTAACTCAATAGTTCCTGAAGTAGAAGTAATTGTGTATGTAGTGTCTAAGGCACTACCTCTTCTTTTTACTCTGAGGACAGATTTATCTAATGATCCATTATCCTCAAAAATGTCTACGAACTGATTCCAATTGCTGTTTTGTGCTCCAAAAGACAGAGTTAAAACTTTAAAATCGTTAACAGTTTCTTTGTATAGTTTACTACCAGAGGGGCTAGTAACAGCTTCCCACGAATCTACTCTTTGCTCTGCATGCATTATATCTGTTACATACACCCAAAGTGCAAACTTGTGTCGTGGTGCTCTCCTTCTCCCATCTTCATAAACCATTGCTTCGCTAGGTACAGGTGCAACGGGTTCTCCACTTTTAACTAGAACACTAGTCCAGCTTTTATCCATACCCTGTTGAAATTCATAGATATGGAAATCTTCCATGTGGATTTCGCCTTCTTCACCTGTGGCTATACTTTTCATGAAAACCTGATCCCCATCTTTAAGCCAAACTTCTTTTCCAGAAGATTCTGACCCATTAGGTGTTCTGCTTTCTTTACTCTGTATTGTATTTTGTATCATACCGATTCCTGACATTAAGCCTCCTTTACCAGTATTTTTTATTTTTAATTATATTACTTAGTATATCATATGATTTGATGTCCTGCACATCTTTATATCCTTCAGGTATATTAATATGAGATACTTTAGTTTTATTGTTTAATAACTCAAACGCTCTTTTTTTACCTTTTTGTCCAGCATCATCATTATCTAAACATAGTATAACTTCTTTAGTAGGTAAAGTCAATATCAAATCTCTTTGTTTATTTGACATGCTCATACCTAAAAGTGCTACTGCAGGAAAACCTAGTTGATTCAACCATATTGCATCTAAAGGTCCTTCTGTAATACATACATAATCACACTCTTGAATGTATGGTTGACCAAATAATACATGTGATTTTTTTAATCCTCTAGAATATAAGTATTTAGGAATTTGTTTTTCTTGTCTAGTGATCCATCCCACAGTTCTAAAATCAATATCTTTTACAGGTATGATTAAACCATTTGCGGGGCTTATACCACACAACCATTTTTTCATACTTTGTTTATTAAAACCCCTATCAAATATCCATCTAGGAACCATGCCTAATTTAAAAGGCACATTAACTTCTGGTAGAGGTCCTTCTTCTACAGTAGGTGGTTCAATAAACAATCTTTTACTATGTGTATCTTTATAACTTACTAAATATTGATTTACTTGTTTAAAGTTCCAACCTTTATATTCTTGTATAAAACTTTTTAAACTACCCTGCCCACATCCTGCAAAACATATCCACACACCCTTATCTAAATTTATAGAACAAGATTCTGAGGTATCATCATGAAAAGGACATAATATTGATACTTCATCAACACCAACGGGCACATCTACACCTAAATTAAGTAGTGCTTGTATCCAATCAATCATTTTATTTACTCTGTATGCGGTATATGTAACCATCATTTTCCTTCCAAAAACCATCGGGGAATGTAGTCCCACATTGAAAACAGTATGGATCATTCTTTACAAGTCCTAAAAGCTTCTTGTTTAATAAATCATTAGTATCAACTATAGTTTTACCTGTTCGTAATACACCTTTGTTTGAACATTTCCCGCATTTTATATTAATTAAACGTGTCATGATTTTCCTCGATTCTACCTTTATCTACATCCCATATAAATTCAGTAGTAGATGCACCTAAGTCACCGTCTCTATATTTTTGAAAAGCTATTTCTCTTAATTGTGGTTCATCTTCTACCATACACATTGAGATAGCTACATCTGAAGCTCTAATTAAAGCATCTCCAAAGGCTACTTGTCCCGCAGTTGGTTGATTATACATGTTAGCAGCATCTCTAGTAGCTTGTGTTGAGGCAACCACTGTGGTATTTGTAGATAATGCCATAGTTTTAAGTCCATAAAACAGTGAATGTGATTGTTCCCACGCAGCTTTATTCTTATCTGCAGTAGAAACTAGATACACACCATCAATAATTAGCACATCTGGACTATACTTACGCACTAAATTAGTTATGCTAGGTAATGATATACTATCTTCCCCACTAATATGATCACATACTAATAGATTTTTGTAATTTACTTCTTCTAGAAAGCGTTTATACTCGCCTTCATCTATTTCTTTTCCATTCCTAAGAGCACTATGTGATAGTTTGTAACCTAATGAGTGCCCTAGTAATACGTCCATACGCAAAGCTATCGCTGATGTAGGCATTTCTGTAGATACTAATAGAGTTTTATGCCCACTACGCACAGCATCTGCTGCTAACTTACAGCATAACCATGTTTTACCCACTGTCGGTCTAGCGTAAGATGTAATTAAATCACCGGGTTGCCAACCAACTCCTGATGCGTTAATTAAATGGAACGGGGTTCTTATACCTATAAGCCCATCCCCCATTTGCCTAATCTTACTACGCCTCTTCCACTCTTCATATCTATCTAAATCACCACTATCATATTGATTAACATCTTCATCATGTAATATTTCTATATCACTAAGTCCTTCTATCAAACTTCCTAAAGCTTTTTTAGGATTTTCGTCTAATATTGTTTGATTAGAGTTGATAGTGTTTACTATATTCCTAAACATAACCTGTTTACCGAACTCATCAAGTGCATAATTAAAATTTACTGATTGAGCATCTGGTTTTAAGGTATCAAACTTTTCTATTAATAGTTCGGGTTTAGGAAACTCTTTATAGGTGTCTATATGATCTTGTATAAACTTAAATGTTTCGCCGTGTTCTGCAAAATCTTTAGGTGAATGAGCAAAGTGTTTATAATTACTTGATTCACACAGGCTAAAAATGACTGCAGACTCTATAAAATTAAAATTTTCCAATACTATTTCTCTTTATTCAATTTATTTCTAAGTGATTTTTTCACTTTGTATATGGAATAGTTTACCACAACTTCTTCACCATTGACAATTTTTGTGTCAGAAAGGCTTTTTAACTGTTGTTCTATATCTTTCATGGTGTGGTTTTGGAATTTTTTAAGTAAAAATTCTTTTTCCCCTTTATCTAATTTAAGTGAGTCTAAATAATCTACAAATTCAACTTCATCTAAGTTTTCATCTAGTTGTTTTACAAAATCACTTAATTTATAGGAGTTTTCATCTTCTGATGTTTCAAAATCTAAGCTATAACTTTGTATTTTTTTACTCGCTTGTAACCATAATGTCTTTAATCTATTCACCATAGCTGTGTGTAGATAGGTATGAAATATAGCGTTTCTATTAGGTTTGTATAATTTTGCTGCTTTAAGAACTATCATGCGTAATTCTTGTGCAAGATCGTCTTTGTCGTATCCTTGTATATAAATGTTTGACAACATTTTATTTATTTTAGGTTCCCATTGTAGTATTAAATCGTTGTTGATTTCCATTTGCTTTTTGCTTTCTATATGTTTGATAACACTCTTGTGTGCAATAAACATTATTTAATTTTAATCTGTATCCTTGCATAACTCTTTTACGGCTTCTATAAAAAGGAACTCTACAGAAATAACATGTTAGTTTGATCCTATTCCATTTAAATCTGCACTCACCATTATGTAGTCCATTACGGTCTGTAGTTATCTCTCTACATACTTTACAGTATACCACACGTTTGGGTTTAGGGACTTTAGTTGGTAAGTCATTTTTAATTAAAACCTCTCTTGCGTATTGTCTAGTAATACCTACTTTTCTAGCTATTTCTGCGACAGGCATAAAACGATGGTTTTTACGTAGTCTAACTACTTTATTCTTTGCCTTCATTTTTTAGTCTATCTATTTCATCAGATAACTCTTGTATTGCTTTAATCAAAGGAGCTATAAATTCTGTGTACGCTAAACCCATCTTAGCTTTTTTAGCATCTTCCTTTACTCCGCTGACTAAAGAAAAACCTTTTGGGTCTAAATTCATATCTTTTAACACTTGTTCTACATCTTGAGCAATTAAACCGTGTTCAATTTTACTAGCTTCTAATCGAGTATATTTAGATGGTTTTAATTTTTTTACAAAGTCTAATCCAAATTCTGATGGTTCAATATTTTCTTTTAATGTTCTATCAGATGATGTATCATCAGCACTAGCCGAATACACTTTTTTCCATGCAAAACTACCATTTCCTAATTCAAATCCAGTCGTGCCATTAGAATTTATAGAAGGCAGCCAGTTATTATTAATGACTGGACCATATTGATTCGGCGTTATAGCAGGAGCATTTTTTACAGCAGTTTGAGTGTTATCACCACCTACCTCTGATACATTAGCCTGACCAAATGTAAAACCATTTGCAGGTTGTAATATAGCATCTTGGGATCCAAGAGAGCCTTGAATATAACCTAGTTTTATTCGATTTATGCCTATAGGAGCTCTTAAGTTACCAGCAGCAGCTCTTCCTTCTGCTGCATTTCTTGATTCAAAAGTGTTTTCATGTTCAATAATAAATTTTGTTTTAGAACGTCCCGGTTCAAAAAAAAGCACTGCTCTACTATTTGGTTCACCATCTGCAACTCCAGCTGTAACATTTAAAAGCCCCCCTAATCCCACAGATCCATTATCACTATCATCAGCTGCTATTGAAAATACTTGACCTCTTATATACAGACTACCTGAAGTATAACTGTATGCTCTATCCGTGTCATTTCCTGCTGTATCTCCCGGAGTAAACATACCAGTAAAATGAGGATCAGATTCAAATCCATATGGAAGTCCACCGAAATCATCATCAGTTTGCTCATCTAGATCACTAAGATCTGGTTTAGCTTGTGATACTATGTCTTGTGTTTCTTGACTATTATGAGCCATAGTTTCAATATGAGTGTACGATCTACTACCTGTTTCTGTATATTCTATTGAGGTGACTAATGCTGACCCCGCTACATTGGTACCTGTAGTCCCTATTTTTTGTGGGAATGATTGTATTTGAATATTATGTCCGGGTCTTAAAGGTGTGTTTACTCGTATATAATCATTAGTAGCTATGCTTCCAGTGGTAATTAAAAATGTTAACTCTTTAGGTGTTACTTTTTCTAAATATCCATAAGTATCACTAGATGTGCCATTCTGACCTGTTAATTTATTTATGGTATGTCCTGCTCTTAATCCAAAACCTTCATATGAACTTGTACCTGATCCTGAATTATCAAATGTTATAAGTGCTTCGGTTGCACTACCAGTTGACATGCTATTGTCTGTAAACACTACTTTTGTTTTTTCTCCTGCGGATGACGTTGCTACTGAATCATCACCTGTAACTTGTGTATCCATTGAAGCAAAAGGATATTTACCATCTATTTGAAATCTTCCCCTCATTTTTTGTCTGCCTTTTTGAGCAAATCTAGCAGCAATTGCAGCCCTAATATCGTTACTGCTAACACTAGTTGCAAAATCCATTCTAGCAGTTTGTCTTTCTTGTCCTACTGCTAATGATCTAAATGGAAATTCACTTTCTATATCATCATTATCACATAAAGTTATACTGTTTCCAGAATCTTTATTATCAAAAAATAATTGTTGCCCGGCTGAAACACTTACACCCGATGTTGCTATGTCAGACCCACTTAATATCAGCACTCCAGATCCATTTGAAATACTACTAGTAGTTTCTCCTATAAATTGCACATATCCAATTATATTATTACTAGAATCGACAACCCTAGATGAATGGCTTGCACGATCTGCTACAGATGTTCTATCAACATCCTCTACTCCATATACTCCTGTAGTATCGAAGGGTTCATTAAGTATGGCTTTACCACCATATAAACCAGCCACACTTAACCCGCTCTGTGCTTTAAAATGAAACAATTCAAAATTAGTTTCTCGCATAGTGCCAGAAATAGCATCTCTAAATCTTGCTCGTATATCTGTTAAATTTTCACCTTTAATTAAATCAAAAGCTGCACCCGGTTTCATTCTTCTAGTAAATCCATTATTATCTTCACTAGTTGTACCATAATTGTGTACTCTAAAAAAACCAACTGCAGGAACTCTAGAACCATCAGCTACACTACTTTGATCACTACCGGGCATAAATCCTGCTGGAAAATAATTAAACATTTGAGCTGGATTACTAGCAGTAGAAAAACTTGTAATATTAGGGTCATTGTAAAAAATATAACCAAATTTACCTTTAGAAATCCTATCACCGGAAGCTAATCTTTTTAATGCATATAAAACGGTTATATCAGATGATCCAAAACTAACTTTTGAATTAGCATTTGTGTTCATAAATGAGTCTAAACTAGCTTGAAATCTAAGTTCACTACCACTTACAGGCTCTGTAGTTGTTGTATTATGTTCTTCGCCATCAGTTGTAGATGCTCCACCACCAAATTGAAACTTTTTAATTAAAAATTTAATTGCTGCGGCAACAGTTTTAGTAGATCCTAAATCTGCGTTAGATCCTGCTGAATCTTCTATATTTATTGTAGCGGAATCACCACCTATTTTACTTCTTGCTAACTCAAATAAATGATCATAAGCAGTAATTTTCATGGTATTACCCTCACCACCACTTTGTTGTCTAGTTACACTACTTATTTTACCAGTAAATAATATATGATGATTTTCACCTTCTTCTACTTTTATAGATAATCCTTGTTTTACAACACCTTCTAAAATCCCACTACTAACTTTAGTAGAACTAAATGTATTACCTAGTGTCATTTGCAATACTCTTGGTTTATATAGTTCATCTATAATAGTAAAATGTTGTACTAAAGGTACGTCATTACTATCTTTTAATTCTGACCATGCAAATATAGCTGTATCATTAGCATGGATAGCCGCACTAGTTGTAGTAGCGGATGTGTGGGTGACTTCTGCTCTATTTATAGTTATTTCGTGAGAGCTCGTATCTATTGCTGTAACTTTTACAGCTTCATTTTCAATTAATACATCCATACCTACTTCTAATCTATGTCCAGCATCCACGGTCATACTAGTAGCTGATGTATCAGATGTAATATCTCCTGTATCATTAATTTGAGCTACCTGCATAAAAGCATATATTTTTGCAGCTCTATAAACTATTGGGTTTGCCATTAACTATCACTCCTCTTTTTAGTTACAAACACCATCGTAAATGAAAATCTGTCTTCTGTCGCTGGTGCAACATCAAACCTTGCTTGAGATATAGCTCCTTCATAAGCTGCAACAGGCGTACTTGTACCATCTGATACCATTATTTCTATTTTAGCATTTGACGGATCATAAAATTTACTAGTAACAAAATCTTCTAATTCTTCTTTACTAGGCACAGTATATACTTGACTGCTATTTCTAGTTGGACCTGTTACATTTTCTGAAGAACCCGGTGCAGTTGTGTCTACTATCCCACTTATTGTAATAGTAGGTCTAATCTGCCCTAAATCAATAATTTCAGGGTCTGCTCCACTTGGAAAAGGAATTTGTATAGGGGTTTTTACATAGTTAACAGAAAAAGAATCTGTTTTCAATGCAAATCTTTTTTCACTAGAAGTCAATCCATCATATAAACATATTGCTAAAGCCATTATCCTTTACTTCCTCCTGACATTGTACGATTTACATCATAGTTAAAACCTTCAATTGTGCCTCCTTGTGGACCAAGGGGCATATTGTCTATATTATAAGCTTCTGTTGCACCCGGTAAACTACCTCCACCAGCACCTGCCATCTGAGGAGCACCTCCTCCACCCCCACCAGTAACAGTATTAACAACATTACCGAAGATATCAGATATTGAATCTATTGCCTCACCCATAAATGTGTTTACTATTGAACTTGTTGCAGCTGCTATAATTAATTTAATAAATAAACCACCCGGAGAAATTATAAACGCTACTGTGCCAATAATAGCTTGTATCAATGCTTTTGCCATTTGTCTAGCACCCTCTTCTACCCCGCTAGTTTTTATAATTTCACCTATATTTAAAGCTGTATATATAATATTAAAGAATGCTACCCCTCTTAAAAATGACGCTGCTTTACTTACTCCAGCTTGCATCATAGTTGACATAGCATTTGATACCATGGGTACAGCACCAGTTGTTAAAGCATTAGTAAGACCCACACCTAATACTGCAGATCCAAGTCCTTGAACTATATCACTTAGGTTTAATCTTCCATCTTTTGATACACCGTCTTTATCAAATAAACTAAACGAAAAACCACCCATTCCTATAAATGCAGAAAGTAAATTTCTAGTACCTATTACTAATTCGGAAACAAAACCAATTATTCTAGGCATGGTTGCTTGTATTGCGGCGGCATATGCGGGGAATTGTGTAGCAAAGTATCTTAATACTGTAGCTAAATACGGTACGATTGGAGCTAACGCTATATCAATCAATCCACCAATTAATTGAAATATAGCACCAGTAGTGTTAGTAAAAATCTGTGAGTTCCTAAGTAAAGCAGCAAGACCAATATTTATACCAACTAATTGTGCTAATGATTTGTTAGATGTCTGCTTTTGTTGATTCCTATCATTTCTTTCATTAGGATCTACAGTATTTACTACATTACCTTGATTAGCAGCGGATGATAATCCATCTGCCATTAGTGCAAATTTTACCGAATATTCTTCAGCCATATTTAAAATCCTCTAGGCAAGTTTGGATGAGCATTATTTGCTTGTGCCATCTTGCTTTGTTTCTCCATAGTTTCGTTTTTTAATTCTTCTATAGCTGCATTTGTTGCCAGCATCATATTAATATCAACTTCTGACATATCTTGGATCTCAGTATAACTAAGCCCTATTTTGAACAGTGTCAACATGGTCGCATAATGCGTGTACAAGATCGATTCTCGCGTTGACACTTTTACTCCTCTCAAAAATCGATCTATCCTTTTTTTATTACATCAACATCTGAAAGGTTGGTATCCATAGCAGATGGAACTAGTTGTTCCAAAGCTGCTCCTAGCTCACTATTAATTGAGTCCAAAAATTCGTCATTAGTTTCACCCCATGGGGCTTCTACAATAATATATTTAAGCACTTCTTTAACATACTTACCACTATCAAAACTTGATGCTCCTGTCGGTTCAAATGTCATGCATTTAGCTACTAAATCATTTTTGCTTTTCCATGTCATTGGTCTGACCACTACATCAAATTCATCATCTTTTATTTTTATTGTAAAACTTTGGTTCTCTGTTTTTATCTTGTACTTATCTATGTTGAAATTTACTTGTGCTCCGCTTGGCTGTGTTGTCATATATACCTCCTAAGTATATTCTTTTTCTGTATCTGTTACTAATATTTTTAAGTTTCTACAACTGAACTCTGCGGCTACTTGCAGGATAGGATCGCCACCAATTGGGTGAGGAGCACCCGTTAAGAAAGCTCCATTTTCTCCTAGTCCTACTGCTGCACCAGTTGTCTCATCCCCTGAAGTGTAATCCGCTGGAATTAATATTTGAAGACTATCATTAGTCCCCCTAGTAAAAGTAATTTCTATATTAAATCCTTCCATCCCACTTCCATAGTTACCTTCCATAAGCACTTGTTTAAAGAACTCTGTAGCTGTATTTCTACCTACCGCACTCGCAGCTGCTGCTGAGTCTGGTAATGCTAAAGTACAACTCATACTGTATGATCTTCTACCCTCTCGTATTTCAGACGGTCCTCTTTGTCTACCATGTCTTGGAGAAATGTAATATCTTGGTTCACTACCATTAGAAATGCTAAGGTTAAAGTTTCTAACTCTAGCAAACTCTTGCCCCATAAACTTAACAGAACCTTCTGAGAAATAATATGGATCGTTAGTAGGTAATGTAATATCTCCACTAGAGATACTTGCCATTTCTGCAAATCTAGGCATACCAGCAGAAGCTGAATCACCAGTAAATACACCTGTGTTAGCTGCTTCAGATCCCGGATTTACATTCGGTTGTGATACTTCTGCTTGATTATGGAACATATCTTGAAATGTCACTGTGTCCCAACCAATCATTAACATACCACCCTCATCAGCTGATATTGTACATGAGTCCACAAATCCGCCCACGTATCTTCTATCAAAATCATTAGCTGCAGTTTCACCGCTATCTCTCATATGTAAATGCCATGACATGGTATCTAACAATACTTGTTCTGTAATGTGGTGTTTTACTGTTGCACCAGCACTTACTTCTCTAGCAGCTGAATCATCAGGATGATCAAATCTAAAAGGTTTTTCTAATCTTGCTACATTTGTACTTGGAAATGCTGCAATTTTTTTAATCTCTTGACTTGTATCATCAACTGAAGTTCCTGTTCTAGTTGTAGCACTACTAGAAAAAGATATAAAATCTCCAGCACTATAGCCATGAGACCCATCTAATGTTACATAAATATCACCTTTACTTACAGCACCGTTGATATCTGTGCTTGCAGATTCTACCGCAGATGGCACATCAAACACGCTACCTATTGACCATCTAAATGGTTTACCGTTTAGTGGTATAAAACCCGGTAATGATCCTGAAAAAGATTGTGCTCCAACATACATTTTAGTCCAGTCTCTTTTTTGACCTACACCTAAGAAATATCTTGGCTCATATGATGGCACCATATCTGGTACGTTTACTGATTCGTATACACCCGGAACTTCTGTAATTATTTTTTGTTGTCCAGTTGTACTTTCTACTGCAGTAACTTCATGTACATATCCATTATCTATGTGGGCAAACCCTACAGGTCTATCTAAAAATAAAGTACCTGAACCATCTAAAGCTGTTGCATGCAATACTCTACGAATCTCATAAGGTGCAACTGTGCTTGCAGCAGCATCAGCATCGTCAGCTAAAGTATCTGATATTCTTATAAAATCTCCGATAACTAAATTAGCACCTGTTTTGGTATCTACTACTATTTGACTAGATCCTAGTGCTACAGCACCATTAATTCTAGCTGCATATCCACTACTAGTTCTAGTCCCATTATTTAATTCTACGTCTCCTCCCGGAGCCGACTCCATCGCATACGTTAGTTGCGATTGATCTGACCGAAATACTGCCATTATATTTCCTCCTACATCATTATTATACTATAAAACCTTACGTTTCTAAAGTAATTGCATTGTTAACTAATTGTACCGATACAGTTCCTACCCATACATTAGCTTGTGCATTAGTTTGTTCATTAAAATCCATAAATTGGATACGTTGAAAATTAGTCAGGCTATGTATCCTTGAGTGACATATTCTCCTAATTTCTGCCATCACATTATATAGTCGTTGCCTACTATCTTGTGTGTATATTTCTAAAGTTATATTGTAAATTCTATTACCAAACTTTCGATTACCTATGGGTACTTCTTGTAAAGCTGGACCAGTAGATCTAGCAATTATCTGGTCATTAACATTCAAGTTATATCTCATAGGCTCACTAGCCCCAGTAACTTCAATAAAACCGGGTTTTTTACCAGCTCCGGTAACATTAGAGTGGGTCCATTGATCTTCTAAATCAGTAATAAATTCATTTACAGGTATTGGCTCAGTAGGCATCTAGAATATCTCCACACGTTTAAGTGACTCAATTCCCTCTGATACCTCAACTTGAAATAACTGTAATTTCTGTTGTAATGGTACTCTATCCATTCCGCTTACTGCTAAATTACCAAAATCAGAGTTTTTAAGTATTTCTATCGCCGCTAGTTTTTTAGTTATTTCAGTAACAAATGGACCTTCTCGTACATCTGTCCCAATGTTTTTACCATATAAATATTTAATCTTTATAGGCATTATAAATTCACCACCGCCAAATCTAAATGTTGGTGTATTAAAGCCTCTAAATCTTGCTGGTAGAAAAAAGTATCTAGAAAAATGTATCATACCAGTATCTCTAACTAAAAAGTAATCTTTATCTCTACCTTTAGATCTAGTATCAAATTCAGATCCGTCCCACACAGCAAGCTCTAATATTTTATATGGATCTGGTCTATCAGGTCTAAATCCAAATATATTAAAGTCATGTTTTTCATCTGCTACATAATTCATTCTCCAAGATTTTCTAGTTTGATAATCTATTTGAGCTTGAGCTCCATGAATGTATGTTTCTACTGTAGCTTTACTTGGAATAGTGGTTGTTGTAAAATCTGTTGTGCCTGTGACATTTGCAAGCTGTAATAATTCAAACACTTCTTTTGTAGTGCAATATGCTTCTACAGGTCTTTTTCTAATATTTCTAATTGTTGGGGCAGTAGTTATACCATTCGGAGCACTTATTCTTATCCAATATGCAGACTGCCCTTCATCAACAGTTGTTTTAGCCCAATCGCTTATTACTCTTACTGGAAAGATTTCTACACCGTCTCCTGCAAATCCATAAGCTTCTCCAGAGTATGTGCCATCATCATTGTCATCTAAATTAAATTCTTGGGTATCAGGAATAAATTCTGCGAAAGTAGACCCGTTGAAATACTCATATTTTAATGGGGCAGTCAAACTACCGACAGTATCTATGTCAAATATTGCCATGTCAAATTTAGCGTCATCTCCTAAATATAAAAAATCATCAGTACCTTCTAGCACTGAAAATGATGTACCAGTAA